TTCTTCTTAATTTTCTTTAAAATTACATTCTGTTCTTGCAGTAGTTTATCTTTGTCAATATTCTGGTGACGCAACTTAACTTCATTCAATACTCTTTCTGCAACTTGACCAGAAATACCGTTTGTTTCTGTGATTGCTTTATATAATTTAAGCTCTTTATAAGATTCTGTATTTCTGTTAAATGACTCTTTGATGATGGTCTTGATTTCGTGTTGCTTCTGGATATTCTTGTCCAACACTGCCCTTGTTAACTCTTGAATAAGGGCTTCATAAATAAACGCACTATTTCTTTTTTTGTTATGTTTAAACTTTGCCATCACGCTTCTCTCTTTTTAGAATCCAAGTTTTCAATAATTGCTTGAATCTCAACATCATTTTGAAGAACTTCTAATTCTTCTTTCGTAACATTCTTCTTATAATTAGTTGATAAATCTTCAACAATGCCTTTACTTAATTGTCTTAGTGGATAATAAAAGTGATCTTTTTGTCTTGATGGCATTGTGCCTGTTTCATTTGACCACTTGCTTTTGTAATGCCTTTTTCTTGCGCCAAGATCTCTTTTATCGTGATGTGTTTTAAATCCTGAATCATTTCTCTTACCAGGAGCTGATAATAGCGTTTCGTCTTCGCCACCAGCGTCTTCTCCAGCAGCTGCATCATCTCCTCCAAGGCCAAGATCGTCACCAGCTCCAGCGGCGTCGTCACCTGCTAAATCTGCTCCGCCCGTAAGATCTCCGCCACCCATTAAGTCTCCACCACCAGCAGCTTCAGCATCTGCTGCTGCGGCAGTTTCGAGCGCAGCATCAAATTTACGATCATAGAACATTTCTCTTTGATTCTTAATGACTTCTTCGTCTGAAAGATCAAAGATGTTTTTCGCAACCCAATTTCTACTGAAATATCCTTCAGTTGCGGCAGCAGCAATATCAAACTTAGTTCTCCAATGCTCAAGCTCTTGTAATTCTGCAAGTTTTGATGGAGCATTCAAATGAAGCTTAAATGAGATTAAATCATTACCAGTATAGCCCAAAGTATAAAGATGGATAACTGCAATCTTTTCAAGCTCCGACACGACGCTTCTTTGAAGTCTTGTGATTGTTCTTGCAAAACGAATATCTTTTTGTGCAAGAGTTGTCTTATCTTCGCCCTCGCCTTCTTGTGTAAGATATGAAGGAGGAATCTTTAATGCTGAAAATAATTTGTCACGAAGATATTTTACATCATCGATGTCGCCTGTATATGTCCCACCAGGCAATGACTCAACTCTTGTTCCGCCGGTTGAACCACGAACAGGAATGAAATAATCTTCATCAATTGACATTGGATTGTAACGAAGGTCAACTCGGCCTGTTGTCTCATCAATAACTTGATTTCTCTTCATTGATGTTACAATTCTTTGCATATGTTGTTCGACTTCTTTTTCTGGAATACCACCAACATCAATATAAAAAATTCTTCTTTCTGGAGAGCGGACAACACGATATGCCATCATTGCATCTTCTATAAGTGAAAGTTGTCTCCAAATTCTTCTTGAAGCTTCCAAAACTGATGTTCCATAAGGAGCATACTTATCATTTCCAAGGATTCTAAAGTGTGCAACTTGCCAGTTTTCAAATGTCAATCCACCAGAATTCCACTGAAACTGAACATAATTTGGATTTGTTTTGTCTTCTCCTTCCATTCTTTCGATTTCGGCAGGTGGAAGGCCAACAACAGATTTAACACCAGTATTCTCATCAATATCCAAATAAAGAAAGTAATCTCCATATTTGCACATTGTTCGGCACCATCCAAAAATATTAAACTCAATATTCAGGACACTATAAAAAAGATTATTTAGGAGTTCTTTAATTTCTTCGTTTGGGCAATTGATTGTCAGAAGCTTTTGAAGAGGAGAAGAAACTGTCATCTCGTCTGCATAGATGTCGAGAGCAGATGCAATTTCTGGAGTATATTCCATCTGGTCAAAATCAACATACCTTTCAGCTCTTGCGGCATGATTGATTGAATTGGCATATATGTTATCAAAAGGATTGTAAGTGGTCTTTTTAAATTGCAAACCAGCAGCAGACTGGAAGTTATATTTGTCTAGCTGCCATCTCTTTAGTTGTCTTGGGTTTTGTTGCTGATATTGTGTAAGTGGGCCTGATAAGATCCTTGTTAATGCCTTATAAAGTATCGAATCGGGATTCCTTGGGTTTTTGTTATTTCTATTGTTTGCCATTTTTATCCTTTAATAATCCAGCCAAAATCATTATATATTTTTTTTGCTTCGTTCATTTTATCAAAGTTTTGCTCTTTTTTGTAGCCAATCATACCAGGAATTGTAGTATTAAATTTTGTGTTTGCCACAACCATTGAATTTAAGAACGCTCGTTTATATTTAAGATCTTTTGTGCTTTCCTCCAGTACAGTGTCCCTGACCCAACAAGTTATTGCCAATGACATTACAAGGTCATCATTGTAACTTCTTTGAGCTTCAGGTCTTCCATTTTTCCACACAAAAGTCTTTAACTCTTGGAAAGAACGAACAGAATTGATAGTAATTAGGTTATTTCTGATGAATTCTTCCATTTTAGCCACAATAAGTGGCCGAGTTTTCTGAGAAGTTGTAAAACCAGGCACAGAATTAGAAACACTTTCTGCTTCGTATTGCTCAAGATATTCGTGTGTGCCTTTGACAGAGTAATATATGTTTGGATATTCTGCTTCAATTAATTTTTCAAGAACTGAGAATCCAATGTTATTGTTTTCCATAACAAGCATCCTCTCGCCATATTCTCTTCCGGCATCATATAATATTCTTGCAAACAGATCAGTTGTTGGTTTGCCACGATATTCTGCAACTTGATTCATTGTTGCGATATCAAAAATGTGAAAAACTGAATAATCTTTTCCATCTCCACGAGCAGTATCACCAACAAGAATATATTTGTTTTCTTTGTCGTATTCTTCCCAAATCCAAAAGTTTCTATCAAATCCAGTTTGATGTTTTGGTTCTGAAGAATGTTGTTCGATTCTTGTTAAGTCATCAGCGTGAACAACTGTCTCGCCAGAAGCATTAAAATTACATTCATATTCTTGTGCGATCTTTCTTCTTGAAAGATTTTTTGTTGTTTCCTCAAACCATTCTTGATCCCTTTCAGGGTGCAATGTCCAGTGCAGTATTGTCGGATGGAATGTACTCTCTCCTGTGTCGGCTGCAACATATGTTTTGTGAAACCAATTGCCAACACCGTTTGGAGATGAGAGAGCGATACATCGACCACCAGCTGCCATTGTAGGTTGCAGGGCTGTCCACAATTCGTCAAAGCCTTCAATGTGCGCTGCCTCATCGATCACAAGAAGTGAAAGTGCTTCTGAACGACCAGCATCTGCTGATGTTGATGACGCTTTAATTTCTGAACCATTGTTAAGGACAAATGATGAACGATTGTCAATTGCAATTTGGGCCAGCTGGTCAAACCAAGGAGGCAGATTTTTAATCATTGCTTTTACTTTTTTGACAAGGTTTGCTGCTGTGCTAAACTTTGTTGCAATGACCAGGATATTTTTGTCTCGATGAAATAGCATCATCCATGACACATAAGCAGCAGTAATTGTAGAGATGCCCATCTGCCTTGATTTTAGGATGATGTTATTACGATAATCGTTAAATTTGTATAATAAATCTTTCTGAAAATCCCAAGTCTTGAACGCTACTTGTCCACGAGTTGGATGTGAGATTTTGCAGTAATTGTCGATAAAATAGACTGGATCTTTTCCGCATTTAACAATTTCTTTTACGAGATCTTTTTTTGAAAGGTATTGTGACATACATTAGATAAATAGTTTATTGTGCAGGAGCTGGAGCTGGTCCTTTTGCAGCGGCAGCGGGTTTTGTGTTTGCAAGCGCAGACAATTGCTTAACCACTTCTGTCGATTTTGGATTTTCTGTCGCAAGATCATTGATAAATTTCACAATAGCAGCTTCCATTTCGTCCACAAATCCACCAAGAACAGGAGTATCTTTCAAATCCGCAAGAACTTTCTTAATTTTACCAATGTTATTTTTCATCATGTTGGCAATCTTTCCAGCCTTGCCAAGATATATAGCCAGTTTTCCGCCTTTACCAATTGCATCGCCGACACCAGGAATCATTGAAATGGCTGATAGTGCAGCTTGCAGGTACTCGCCTTTTTTCGCATACAATAAAGCATTTGTAAGATCAGCAGCTTCGCCAATTCCAGGAATTGTACCTGCAACATCTAGAGCAACATGCTTTAATTTATCAAGAATACCTTCATCAAGATTTTCAGATATTAAATTAAATTGCTCATGCAATAAATTAATTCTATTTTCTTCTTGTTGCCAAATAGATTCTAGCTTTAATGACTGTATTTCTTCGGCAATTAATTCATTAAGGTATTCTTTTGTAAGCTTCATTCTCTTGGCTCTTCATCTCGTTTGCCGCTCACATTTTCTGGTGCTTTTGCAGAGAGATCTTCTTTACCAAAACCAATCCAATTTTTGATTGAGTTATTCAATCTTTCTTCAACAGTTGTTCCAAGTTCTGGATTATCAGGAATTCCACCAATTTTGTATGTTTGACTTGCATTGCACCAAGAATGTCTTTTGTTCATGCTTTGGACATAGACATTTGGCTCTTTATCGTGCTTTGTTAACGAAAGAGAAGACTTTTTAATGCGACGATATTCTTTCTTTAGGAAGTTTGCAATGTCTTCAAGTCTTTGAGCGATTTCTCCTTCAAAGTCGTTCATGTAAACTTCTTTGAGTGAGATTTGGCTTTGGTAATTGATGGTCAAAATATTGCCAGAAATCTTAACATTAAAGCCATCCATAACTCTTCTGTCGAGAATTGGATTTCCTTCTTCTCTTTGAAGACCGATTTTTAGTGGTTGCCCTTTTTCATCTAATGCACCATCATAAGCGTTTGCTGCTGCTTGTGAGATTCCATTAACGATTTCTACAATATTGCTGTCTGCCATTATTCTTGACCTTCTTCCTCTTCTTCTAGGGTTCCTCTTCCAAGTTCGGTGTCTTGGGCTGAACCTTTTTTGGCTTTTTCTCCAACTTTGGCCTTAAACTCGTCGCCGGTCTTCATAAGGTCCGCCAACGCGCCGCGAGCTGCCTGTAATTTTGGCTCAATTGTTTCTGCTGCTGCTTGTTGGACGGCATCATCCATTTGCCCTTTTAGGGACATATAATCTTTATAAATGTCGTTGTAAACTTTTTGAACTTGACTTCCCGCTTTATTCATTCTCAAAGTTAGAGTTTTCATTTGCTTTACAAGTTTAGGATCAAGCTCTGCAAACTCTTCCCGCCCAGCCTTTCTCATGAGTGGATTAATTGCTTTCTTAGCGAGATTAGCAGCTCCAGTAGCCAAACCAGTTCCAGCAGTATTAAGTTTTGCTCTGAATCTATCAAGAG